CGACCCTTTTTATTCCTTCTAACAAAAAAACTAAATATCAGACTCTAAATGGAGAATATGTTGATTCAGTCCAACCTGGATGTGTGAGAGATTGTAGGGAATTTATCAAGAAGTATGAGGGTGTAGAAAACTTTAAAATTTATGGAAACACTGGATACATTTACCAGTATATTTCTGAAGTATATCCAGAAGAAGAAATCAAGTTTGATATCAACAAAATCAAAGTAACAACTCTGGATATTGAGGTAGCTTCAGAGAATGGATTCCCTGATGTAGAGTCTGCGTCAGAGGAAGTCTTGCTGATTACAATTCAAGATTACGCAACTAAGCAAATCCGCACTTGGGGAAAAGGTCCATTCAACAACAAGCAAGATAATGTCATTTATCGTGGATTTAGGACAGAAAGGGAATTGCTTGATGACTTCATTAACTGGTGGATGATTGAAGAAAATACACCAGAAGTTGTGACTGGATGGAATAGTGAGTTGTATGATATTCCATACCTTGTCCGTAGGATTGACAGGATTCTTGGTGAAAAACTAATGAAACGTTTGTCACCTTGGGGTCTTGTAACTGAAAGAGAAACTTACATCGCAGGTCGTAAACACATTTCTTATGATGTCGGTGGTATTACTCAACTTGATTATCTTAACCTTTATAAAAAGTTTACATATAAAGCACAGGAATCCTATCGTCTAGACTATATCGCAAGTGTTGAGTTGGGTCAGAAGAAACTGGACCACTCTGAGTTTGATACTTTTAAAGACTTTTATACTAATGGTTGGCAGAAGTTTGTAGAATACAACATTATTGACGTAGAACTTGTTGACCGACTGGAAGACAAGATGAAACTGATTGAGTTGGCAATAACCATGGCATATGACGCAAAAGCAAATTATGCCGATGTATTCTCACAAGTTCGTATGTGGGATACGATTATCTATAACTATTTGAAAAAGAAGAATATTGTAATCCCTCCCAAAGAAAGGTCTGAAAAAGACTCAAAGTATGCTGGTGCTTATGTAAAGGAACCGATTCCTGGAATGTATGATTGGGTTGTTAACTTTGACTTGAATAGTCTGTATCCTCACTTGATTATGCAGTTTAATGTAAGTCCAGAAACTCTTGTTGAAGAACGTCATCCAACAGTAACTGTTGATAAGATTCTCAACCAAGAAATTACATTTGAACTTTATAAGGATTATGCGGTATGTGCGAATGGTGCTATGTATCGTAAGGATGTGCGGGGATTTCTTCCAGAATTGATGGATAAAATTTACCAGGACCGCACAGTTTATAAGAAAAAAATGCTTGCAGCAAAGCAGCAATTGGTTGATGTTGAGGAAGAAATGAAAAGGAGAGGAATTTTGTAATGGGTTATTTGATTGGTGGAAACAAAGAAGAAGCACAAAAGGAAGTAGTAGTTTCTTCAAATAGTAAATATAAAAATCTATCAGACAAAGAATTGATAAAACTTAAAAATCAGGCGGAGAAGGAAATATCTAGGTGTAATAATATCCAAATGGCACGAAAGATTCAACTTAATTCTGCTTATGGTGCCATTGGTAATCAGTATTTTCGTTATTACAAACTCGCAAATGCTGAGGCAATCACACTTTCGGGACAAGTTGCGATTCGATGGGTTGAAAATAAACTCAATCAATACTTGAATAAGATTCTTAAAACACAAGAGGTTGATTATGTTATTGCTTCAGATACTGATTCTGTTTATCTCAATATGGGTCCTTTGGTTGAATGTGTATACAAAGGAAGAGAGAAAACTACTCAAGGCATTGTTTCGTTCCTTGATAAGGTCTGTAAGGTGGAACTTGAAAAGTATATTGAAGGTTGCTACCAAGAACTGGCTGAGTATGTAAATGCTTATGATCAGAAGATGCAGATGAAACGTGAGAATATTGCTGAACGTGGAATCTGGACTGCTAAGAAACGATACATTCTCAATGTTTGGGATAGTGAGGGTGTGCGATATGAAGAACCTAAACTGAAAATGATGGGTATTGAGGCAGTTAAATCTTCTACACCAGCACCTTGTCGTCAAATGATTAAGGACGGACTCAAGTTGATGATGAATGGCACTGAAGATGATGTGATTAAGTTTATTGATAAGTGTCGTGAAGAGTTTAAGAAACTTCCTCCAGAGCAAATTGCTTTCCCAAGAACTGCTTCTGATGTGCGTAAGTATCATTCTTCGTCCACAATTTATGCCCACAAAACTCCCATTCATATTCGTGGAGCACTCCTATTCAATCATTATATAAAGGAGAAGAAACTTACGAATAAGTATTCATTGATTGGTAATGGTGAGAAAATCAAGTTTGTCTATTTGAAAAAACCAAATATCATTCAAGAGAATATTATCTCTTTTATTCAGGACTTTCCAAAAGAACTTGGTCTTGACAAATACATCGACTATGAATTACAATTTGAAAAGAGTTTTATTGACCCACTCAAGTCTATTCTTGATTCAATTGGATGGTCTGTAGAAAAAACTGTTAACCTTGAATTATTTTTTGCCTAATGGATTTCCTTAAAGAAATTGTAAAAGAGGTTGGTGGAGAATACACCAAACTTGCTTCAGATATTGACGAGACCGAAACTTATGTTGATACGGGCAGTTATATTTTTAACGCACTGGTTTCAGGTAGCATATTTGGTGGTGTATCTGGGAATAAGATTACTGCTATTGCTGGAGAGTCTTCTACTGGAAAAACTTTCTTCAGCCTCGCCGTGGTTAAGAATTTCCTCAATAATAATCCCGATGGTTATTGTCTCTACTTTGATACTGAGGCTGCCATCACTAAGTCTCTTCTAGAAAGTCGTGGCATTGATACTGGTCGTCTTGTTGTAGTCAATGTTGTAACGATTGAAGAGTTTCGTGGTAAGGCACTCAAGGCAGTGGATATCTATCTAAAAAAACCTGAAGCAGAACGCAAACCCTGTATGTTTGTGCTAGACTCTTTGGGTATGCTTTCTACGGAGAAGGAGATTACTGATGCTCTGAATGATAAGCAAGTGCGTGATATGACTAAATCGCAACTTGTCAAAGGTGCCTTCCGTATGCTTACTCTTAAACTGGGTCAGGCAAGTATTCCTATGATTGTAACCAACCACACCTATGATGTCATTGGTGCTTATGTCCCCACCAAAGAAATGGGTGGTGGCAGTGGTCTGAAGTATGCTGCTTCTACAATCATCTATCTCTCAAAGAAAAAAGAAAAGGATGGCACAGAAGTCGTTGGAAATATCATTAAGGCAAAGACTGCTAAATCACGTCTGAGTAAAGAAAACCAAGAAGTTGAAGTGCGTCTCTATTATGATGAGAGAGGTCTTGACCGATATTATGGTCTTCTCGAACTTGGTGAAGAAGCAGGAATGTGGAAGAATGTGGCAGGACGATATGAGATTAATGGTAAGAAAATTTATGGTAAGGAAATTCTAAAAAATCCAGACCAATATTTTACCGAAGAAGTAATGCAGCAACTTGATGCTGCCGCAAAACAACAATTCTCTTATGGATGAATTAAATGATTTTATTCACATTTACGAAAATGCTCTAGAGTCAAATATTTGCGATCTTTTGATTTCATTATTTGAGCAGACTTCTGATAAGCATGAGAGGTTTGAGAATGAAGGGAAACCTAATTTCACACAGTTTAATCTCACGGAGAATAAAGAAATTTCTTCAGAAGTAAATCAAATTCATAATCATGTCATTAAAAATGTATTTACTTACCGTGATAAGTATTATGAATTTGTGGATACTAGGGTGTTTCCAAAAGATCATGCTTTTGAGCAGTTTCGTATAAAGAAGTATAATCCTGGTGGTGAGGATCGTTTTGATACTCATGTTGATGTGCTAGACTATCCATCAGCACGGAGATTTTTATCTTTTATGTGGTATCTAAATGATGTTGAAACTGGTGGAGAGACTGTCTTTAAAGATTTGACTATTCAACCTAAAAAGGGCACACTATTGATATTCCCTCCACTTTGGTTGTTTCCCCATAAAGGAAATGCTCCTATAAGTGAGTCCAAGTATATTATGAGCACATATTTACATTATAAGTAATGGAAAGAATTGAAACTACAATCCTTAGAAACCTGATATACAATGAAGATTACTCGCGTAAAGTCATTCCTTTCATACAACCAGATTATTTTGAGAGCAAATCCGAAAAGGTCATTTTTGAGGAGATTGTTCAATTCATTGTCAAGTATGGTTCGGCAATCACCATCGAAGCACTCAACATTGAGATAGAAAATCGCACAGACCTGACTGAAGATCAGGTAAAAGAAATCAGAGAAATTAATAAGTCTCTGAATGATTTTCCTGTTGAAAAGCAGTGGTTGCTTGACACTACAGAAAAGTGGTGTCGTGATCGTGCTATCTATCTGGCACTTATGGAATCAATCCATATTGCCGATGGAAACAATGAAAAAAAGAATCGTGATGCGATTCCTAGTATTCTTTCAGATGCCCTAGCAGTATCTTTCGATAATAATATTGGACACGATTATCTACAAAACTATGAAGAACGATATGAGTTTTACCACAGACAAGAAGACAAAATCGAATTTGATCTTGAATACTTTAACAAAATCACGAAAGGTGGTCTCCCTAACAAAACTCTTAACATCGCTCTTGCTGGTACGGGTGTCGGCAAGTCTTTATTCATGTGCCATGTGGCTAGCTCCGTCTTGCTCCAAGGGAGGAACGTTTTGTACATTACGATGGAAATGGCAGAAGAACGTATTGCTGAAAGAATTGACGCAAACCTTCTGAATGTGCCGATTCAAAACATCACAGATTTGCCAAGGCAGATGTTTGAAAGTAAGGTGACAAACCTTGCTAAGAAAACTCAGGGCACTCTCATTATTAAAGAGTATCCAACTGCTTCGGCACATAGTGGACACTTCAAGGCACTTATGAATGAATTGTCTTTGAAGAAGTCATTTAAACCCGATATTATCTTTATTGACTATCTGAATATCTGTGCCTCCAGTAGGTATAAGTCAAATCTCTCTGTTAATTCGTATTCTTATATCAAGGCAATTGCTGAAGAATTGCGTGGTCTTGCGGTAGAGTTTAATGTACCTATCGTCAGTGCGACTCAAACTACACGAAGTGGATTTGGATCTTCTGATCCAGAATTAACTGATACAAGTGAGTCCTTTGGTCTTCCTGCTACTGCCGATCTTATGTTTGCTCTTATTAGCACTGAAGAATTAGAACAGTTGGGGCAGATTATGGTGAAACAGTTAAAAAATCGTTATTCTTCAACTGATAAATATAAGAGGTTCGTGTTGGGAATTGATAGAGCAAAAATGCGTCTTTATGATTGTGAACAAACTGCTCAAAAAGATATTTTAGATTCTGGTAAAGATGAAGATTATGTCTATGATGACGAACCAAAAATAAAAAAGTCATTTGATGGATTTAAGTTCTAATGGGAATTATTTACTGTATTCATAGTTTATCTACCGGTAAAAAGTATATAGGGCAAACTGTTGAAAAGATGCAAAGAAGAGTTTTGCGTCATTTTAGAACTATGAATGAAACTAAAATTAGCAGGGCAATTCAAAAATATAGTAAATATGATTTTGTTTATGGTATAGTTGAAGAAATAGAAGATAAAAATTTATTAGATGAAAGAGAACAATATTGGATTAAATATTATGATTCTATAGACAATGGATTTAATATCAAAGAAGGTGGTAAATGTGCAAGAGGGTTTAAGCAATCCGAAAGTTCTATAGAAAAAAGAAGACAAAAATTAATTGGAAGACCTTTAAGTGTGGAGCATAAAAAAAGTATAAGTAAAGCACATAAAGGAAAAGTTTTATCAAAAGAAACTGTTGATAAAATGATTGCATATAGAACTGGTAAAAAACTTACTGATAGTTGTAAAGAAAAAATTGCTTTCTCTCATAGCAAAAACATTTATCAATTGAAAAACATAGATGGAACTATTTTAATAATAAAAAATCTTGCACAGTTTTGTAGAGATAATAAGTTTTCTCAAAGTTATTTTACTCGTATTTTAAAGGGAGAAAGGAAAACTTATAAAGGATGGACTATCAAGATACTTGACTCTGGACAAGAAGACGAGTATAATAATGATGAAGACAAAAAACCTAAAAAGTCGTTCGAAGGATTTAAATTTTAATGGAAACTGCTAAACACGTAAATTTTGATAAATATGCTGAGTTTGTGGATGCCGTAACTTCTGATGCGTCCAAAGACTTTCTTGCTCTTTCTGATCGTCTGGTTGCTCTTGATGAGAAAGGTGCAAACATTGAGCGACTCCTGACTTCTGCTGTTGGTATCAATGCCGAAGGTGGTGAGTTTATGGAGATTGTAAAAAAAATGGTGTTCCAAGGCAAACCTTATAATGAAGATAATCGTGAGCACCTGATTATTGAATTGGGTGATATTATGTGGTATGTCGCACAAGCATGTATGGCACTTGATGTGACCCTTGATGATGTGGTTGCTCGTAATGTTCAAAAACTTCTCAAGCGTTATCCTGAGGGTGCTTTTGATGTTTACTTCTCTGAAAACCGCGCTGCTGATGACCGATGACTAAAGAAAAACAAGTAACTCTTAAAATGGATGCTCGCTGTGCTGCCGCAGTTCGGCAAATCCTTTTTGATGCACAAAAAGGATATACTTATGATGAAATGAGTGTGCCTCCCCGTATTACTGATATTCGCAATATTATTCAAGATATTGATAATAGTATCAGCGAAGCACTTGGTGTATAATAAATATTTCAAAAAATGTCTTTGATTGGCAAAAGAAAAGGAAGACCAACTACAAGAATACAGTTTGATGCTATTCTTAAAAGATTTATCGTCTTCCTTAAAAGAGAACTTCGTTTAACATATGATATTCCATATGTGCTCATAGATGATTCTGATTTTGCCAAAAACAATATGACTTTTGGTATGATGAATCGGGAAATACTTTATATTAGTATTATTAATCGCCACCCTATTGATATTCTGAGGACAGTATCTCATGAGTTTATTCATTATAAGCAAATTATGGATGGTAAAAGAATCTCATCGAATCCTGGAAGTCCTGCTGAAAATGAAGCAAATGCAAAGGCAGGTGAGATTATGAGGAAGTATGGAAGACTTCATCCAGAATTATTTGACCTGATGCCGATTAGGTGATATAATTCTTTTATTGGGGATATAACTCAGTTGGTAGAGTGCGACCTTTGCAAGGTTGAAGTCAGGAGTTCGAGTCTCCTTATCTCCATATGCCCAAGTGGTGAAACTGGTATACACGCATGACTTAGAATCATGTGCTTCGGCGTGGAGGTTCGAGTCCTCTCTTGGGCACTTCTAAATAAAAATAAAATAAAATAAAAAAGAGCAATGACAGACTCAGAAATATTATTGGCAGTAAATTCTGTATTGTCTGGATATGAAACTAAGGTAGTTAAAACTGGACCAAAAGTAGATAAGATTAGAATAATTTCAACACAAAGAGCAGAAGACCAGGATAATATTTCAAAACAGTTAAAAATAAGAAGAGTTAACTTTAAAAATGAAATTGATAAAAGTGAGTCATCATTTCCAGTAACTAAAATTGTTTTACCAAAATCAAATTCTGTAATAAAATTAATATACAAAAAATCTGGAGGAGGTGGTTCTGGAGCAGGTGCTGCTCTTACGAAATTATCAGAGTCTGCTCAAGCATTGTATGCTGCAATGGTATTTAATGTATTGAGGAGGGAGATGACTATTATAGATGTTACTAAAGATAATTTTATAAAGGCATCATCTACTGCATTTATTGATTCATCCGTCCAGAGTATAATTAATGATCTTCCTGATGATTGGATAAATTCATCTATTTTAGGAGCAAATGCTTTATATCGATATTTTAAAGGTAAAGGAAGTTTTACTTTTCATAGGGGTTCTGGTGAAGTTTCTTTAATTGAAAATACCTTTAATAGAATTAATAAGTCGGAAAAGGCATTTGGTAATCTTAACAAATGGAGTCCGGCAGATATTTACATGATAAGTAGCAATGCTAATCTTGGAAAACTCGGTGAGGAAATATCTTTACGTGGTTTAAACGCTCAAATGTATGAATATATTGAAAATAATCAGGTTATTGGAGTATCTCTTAAAAAAATGTATGGTAGTGGAAAAATATCAAAGAAAAATTTTCCATCAGATACAAAAGTAAACAAAGCAAAATTTTATGGAACAACTAGCAACATAGATTCTATGGATGGATATATTCAATGGGGATCTCTCAATAGTGAAAAAATTCAATTTAGAAGTTTTGGTGGAGAGACTTCTTTAACTGGTTGGCAGGGAGAAATAAAGGGGGCATCTGCTAATCAAGGTAAAATTTCTCTTGGACCTATTAACTTTATTTTAAGAAGATATGGACTTTCTGAAATTCCATCATCTACAGAGTCAGCTTCACTTGCTACTAAAAATACTATGGATCACTGTATGAATATATCTCAGTTAATGGCATCAAATGGAATAATTAAATCTCAGCAAATTGAAGATACCGCAAACGCTATACAAAAAAAATCAAATAAGTATAGATATTCAAAATATCTTGTTATGAAGTTGTTTCAAATAATTAATTCAATATCTGGTGAAGTTCGGGATAGTGTAGTTCAAGACTTTTATTTGTATGCAAGTTCTCAGGCAACTTATTCTGCACCATACTATAAGCTTGAGTGATTAATAAATAACTATTATAAAAGCGTAATTGGTTACACAATATTAAGTAGATAATGAAAAGTTTTTTCCAATTCTTAGCAGAAGCGTCTGCCTCTCAGCAAGCAAAGCGTCTTGGTCTTGTTGGAGATGGTCATGGTGGTTGGTATGATCGGCAGGGAGAGTTTGTTGCTAAAACCGAAGGTGGGCAACTTAAGTTTTATAATAAGAGACAAAAAGTTGGTGAAAAAGACCCTCCACAAACTGAAAAGGAAAAAACAATCGCTTCTCCTGGATATAACGATCCAGCATTAGTGCAACAGCAAGCAGCACAGCAACAAGCACCTGCTCCAGAACAACAAGTAGCAGCACAACAACCTCCACAGCAAGTTGGACCTCCACCAGTAGAAAAGACGAAGGGAACTCTAACTGTTGCTTTCGGAAGATTTAATCCTCCAACGATCGGACATCAACAACTGATGGATGTTGCTGCAAATGCTGCAGCAGGTGATGAAGATGGTCAATATATGATTTTCCCTTCTCGCAGTCAGGATAAGAAGAAGAATCCATTAGATGCTGATACTAAGATTAATTATATGCAGAGATTTTATCCTGCACACGCTGGAAATATTGTTAATGACCCCAATACTAAAACAATTTTTGATGTGCTAAGAATGGCACACAATGATGGGTATACAAATGTAAGAATCATTGGAGGTGCGGATAGAGTCAAAGAATTTGAGAAACTTTCTAATAATTACAATGGGCAACTGTATCAGTTTGACAACATTGAAGTTGTTTCTGCAGGAGACAGAGATCCTGATGCGAAGGGTGTGGAGGGTATGTCTGCTTCAAGAATGAGACTTGCTGCTGCCGAAAATGACTTCAAAACATTCAGGTCTGGTCTACCACCTGATGTAAAAAGATCTGAAGCAAAAGAATTGTTTGATATTCTTCGTGGAGCGATGAGTGTTAAAGAAGGTTGGGATATCTGGGAGATTGCACCAAAACTTGATTTCCAATCTCTTCGTGAAAACTATATTACCGAATCTATCTTTAGAATTGGAGAAGTTGTTGAAAATTTAAACACAGGATTAGTTGGTCGTATTATTCGTAGAGGAACTAATTATCTAATTTGTGTTACTGAATCTGGGCAGATGTTTAAGTCTTGGATTAAGGACCTCAGAGAATATACTGAAGTTAGAATGGACAGAAAAATGAGACTTCCTGGAAAACCAAATACTCTTGTAGGAACTACTGGTTACTTTAAGTATGCTGCTCAACAAACTCCAGGTGCAATTGGTACTGGAAAGGAAAATCTTCAACCTGGCGGAAGAGCATACGGAATTGAATTCATAAATAAATATAGAAAAAAAAGTAGAAATTAAAGTTTTCTCATGAAAAAAAATATCGCTGAGGAGCTCCCAGCAAGAAAACACGCTCCTGCTGCCGCACCTTCAGATGAGAAAGGTGGTGGAGACAAAGGAGGAGATGGGAAGAAGTCTCCGGAGAAAAGAGTCAAGCAAGCGATTTATGATATTCGCTACAGAGCAAGAAGAGAAGAACTTCCTCTTCGCTCAGCATATTCTCAATATATGCAAAACAGCAGCATGAGTGCTCAAGAAAAAACTATGGTAAAGCAAAAGTTATTCGGTAAGGGTGGTATGCAAGCAGAAGACTTCAATATTGAAGATGTAGCATCTTCTCATGTTGCAAACGCACTTTATAAGGTATTTGTTGAGGGAGTGGAGAAGGAGCAAGAACCAATTCGTCTAACTTACATGGAGAAGTTAGAGACTGCTGAGCATAAGAAGTATAAAGTAAGAGTTACTGGAAAAGATGGTCGCTCATATGTAAGATATGCGGACCGTCAAAAGATTAGTGATCTTCGTGCTAATCCTAATATTGAGTCTGTTGAAATGACTGGTTATGGTGAGCCTTATGAAGGTGAGAAGAAAAAGGGTGAGCAAACTGCAAAAGCAAAAGCAGGTAAAGGACTAGATCCTGTCGGTCAAGAAGACAAAGATATTGATAATGATGGAGACCACGATAAAACTGATAAGTATCTTCTGAATCGTAGAAAGGTGCGTGGTGCTGCAATTGAAAAGAGAAGTGGAGTCAAGGAAGAGTTTATTGGTGAAGTAAAAGATGAAGATGATACCAATGATAAAAAAATTGATGTGATGAAAGGTAAAAATAAGGTAACTGTGAATCCTGAAGCACCTGGAAATAGTAATGGTGGTCGCGGTATGCAACTTGCTCATTATGATATGGACGGTGCCTTCATCGCAGAAAAGGCAGTAAGTAAAGCACAACAACGCTTTATGGGTATGGTTTATGCTGCTAAAAAGGGCGAAAAACCAGCATCTCCAGAAGTAGCGGCTGCTGCTAAGGGTATGAGTAAAAAGGAAGCAAAAAAGTTTGCGAAGACTAAGCATGAAGGACTTCCTACTCATAAAGAAGCAGTAGAACCAAAAGGCGGTGGAAGTGCTCCACAAGTTCCTACTAATATTATGAAGGCAGTTGATGAGTTGCCACAAAAAATGCAGCAACTCTTCGGTGCAAAGAAAAAACCACAACAGCAACCAGTTAAGGAAGAGTCTGTTTCTCAAGCAGATAAAAAAGCAAAGAAGGAGCAAGAGGAAAAAGATTCTCGCTCTCTTCCAACTGCGATGAATCTTGCTAAAAATTATGCAAGAGCAATGGGTGCTAAGAATCCTATTGTAATGACTTCTTGTGAAGAAGTTGAAGTAATCGACGAAATTCGTCGTTCTGAAAAGGAAGGTAAAGGTTCTCCAGAAAGAAGAGAAGGACCTTATTTAATCGGCGCTCGTCAACAAAATAGAGAGCGTGGAGAAAAAGGTGGACGCCGCTGGGTATCTGGTGGAGAAGGTGGTTCTAGAACTGAAAGAGGAGTAAAAGGGGGCGGAGAAGGTTCTCAGCAATCAAGATTGAATCCTCCAGAAACAACTGGTAAATATCTTAAAAAACAAGAAAGAAAACGTGGATCTGAAATGGGTTCAAGATACGACTAATCTAAATATTATAGGACACTCTTCACACGGAGGTTATTATGTCACTCGCAGTTATTTGGGCTTGGATTATGGCTAACGAAGCCGCGTTAGCAACTATTCTTCTGATTGTTTCAGAATTGATGGGTGCTAACACTAAGTTTAAGTCTAATGGTATTCTTTCTTTCATTCTTCTTCAAGTTCAAGAACAACTAAAGAAGAGAGGAGCAAAAAAATTAGAGGGTTGATTTCTTTCTAATATTTTCAAGGAGACCTTTTTATAAGGTCTCCTTTTTTTATAAATATCAATATAAAAGAATTTAAAGGTAAGGAAACATGTCTCTTTGGGGCAATAACGATTCGGTTTATTCTACTGGCACGATTGCCGTAAATCTTGGAAATAATACCGTAACAGGAGCAGTTGGCGTTGTTACTTTTACCACTGCTGGAATTAAGACTGGTGATGTTATAACTGTTGGCACCGGTGCTACTTATGGTTATGCAGTTATTACTGGATTTACATCTACAACTATTTCAATCGCAAATACAGCAAACTTTGTCTCTGGACTAACAACTGTTGCTGGTGCTACTTATAATATTTCTGAAGAACCAATTTACACTCTTGGTGATTCAATTTACAGAGCACCCGAGTCTAAGACAACTGGATTCTCAACCAGCCCAGTATTCACAGGAGTTGTTGGTGTAAGCACTGCTGAGCAGTATGTCGTTAACGCTGCTTCTGGAGATGCTCGCAAGTTTGCTCCACCTCACGCAGGTTGGGTTGGTATTGTGACTTATATTGATACTCATGGAAACTTGAGAGTAAAGTCTGAAACTCTAGTTGCTGGAAGCACTATTATTAATGATGCTGCAGACGATGCACTATTCCCAGATGCATGATAATATGGTATGAAATTTGATGAATTGAATGAAGACAACTATTTGTTATTCGCTATAAAATTTTATGATAATCCTCAAGCAGTTACAATGGAGGATTTTGAATCTGATTTAAAGAGAATACGATATGTTAAAAGGTTGTTAAAAAGATACAAAAATACAGGTGAGCTCAAAACTCACCTTATTTTGAATCATCTCACAATACTTTTTAATGTATTCAATGATGCTGCTGTGCCTTTATTATTTTATAATTTGGATATGGAGTTATGGTCCTCAATCAAAAGTTTTCTTTTATTTTTGAATAGATTTCCCGAGTATCCAAGAACTCAAATACATGATATCAAAGAAGACGAAGAGTGTCTAAAACAACTACAAGCAATCTGATGGATAAGTTAGATAAGTTAATTCAAATTATTCATAACATCAAAGAAGAAGGTGAAATTGCCAATGTAGTTGGTAATGGAGAAAAGTCTCTTGGATATAATATTGAGACTGGGACTCCTCCTGTTTGGAAGGGTAAAAAGAATTATGCTAAAGGTGGAAAAGGGTCTCGTAAGTGGTGGTTACAATATCTTAAGCAAAAATAATAAAAATAAATATTAGTAGATTTGTTATGAATTAATGTAGCAAATCTCATATCCTCCGACGATGTTTAATCAAAATACCTCATCCGACACGAAAATTGCCGTCTTAGAAGAGAGACTCTCATCCTATGAAGTTATGATGAGGAAAATAGACGAAGCAATTCAAATAATGGGGAAGACTAGTCAAAACATTAGTAAAATGCTGGCAGTCCATGAGGAAAAGATTGAAAATTGTAGTAAGACTGATGATATGATATCAAATATGATTCATGAAATGAAAGAGGAAAATAAAGAGCAGCATAAAAAAGTATCTGAAAAAATTCAATCATTAGAAACAAAACTGGAGGAACTTGCTAAGTTTCGTTGGATAATCGCAGGGGCAGCGATCCTCTTATCCTTCGCAGTTTCCCAATCTCATATGGTCGTGGATATCTTGACACCAGACCAAGCACCTGTTAAAGTAGAGAGCACGAAGTAATAACCTCTTCATAATGGATTTGATTGACTCCAAATATATTGGACTCGTTTCTTCACGACTACAAAAATTTAAGAGGGTCAAGGCAAATCTATACACCTTCCGATGTCCTCTTTGCGGAGACTCTAAACGCAATAAAAGCAAGACTAGGGGATACTTATACCCTGTAAAGAGTAACACTAACTTCAAGTGTCATAATTGTGGTGCCAGTATGTCCTTCAATAACTTCTTGAAGGAGTTGGACCCTGTGCTTCATAAGCAATATACACTTGAGAAGTTTAAGGAAGGATATACGGGTAAAAACTTCGTGGTTGAAGAACCAAAGTTTGAGTTTGCTAAACCCGTCTTCAAAAAGAAACTGGACTTACCCAAGGC